CAAACTCTACTTTGTTTTTTGTTTTTGGGTTTAGAATGTTATCTAAGGCTTTTTTTCCGTTTTCTTTTAATTGCTCCCAAAGTTTGTCTGCGTCATTACTAATCCTCGCAAGTGCCTTTGCGTTATTTACTGCTAGTGATTTAAGTGTTTCATTTATCGATTTTTTAAGTCCAGCAAAATCGAGTGTTAACAGAGCTTTTAAAGAACCTCCAAAACCTTTTACAATACTGATTAAGTTTTTAAAGTTAGTTTTAAATATTTCGTAAATACTGTTTGCAACAAATTTAGCAACCTCCCACGTGTTTTTTAACTGCATTGAAAACGTTTCAAAAGCAACTCTAGCGACTACACTTTCATTGTAAAGGTCTATGAAGTAATTTACTATGTCCTGCGCCCATTGCCTTATAGTATCCCAATTCTCTATAACCGCATACGTTAGTGCTGCAATACCTAATACAACTAATCCTAGTGGTCCCATAAGTAAGGCAATACCACCTGCAATAGCTGGCAAAATTGCTGCAATTCCTGATAATGCTAATAGTAATGGTCCAGCAACTGCAATAAGTCCAGCAACAACTAAAATGATTTTTTTAGTGCGCTCATCTAATTTTGAAAACCTATCAACTAACCTTGTAACAAAACTTGTTAATTTAGTAACGTATGGCAGTAGTATGATTCCAAACTCTACTGCTAAATCGTTTATTCTTTGTCCTAAAAGTCGTGTTTGATTTGCAAAACCTTGTGATGTTCTTGCATAGTCTCCGATTGCGTTTGCGCTTTGTGCTTGTGCAATTTGTAAGGTTGCAAATGCTTTGGCTTGCCTTTCGCTTTCAAAAGTTAATCCTTTTTTCGTGTTTTCTAATACTTTAGCTTTTACATCAGCTTCTAGTATAGAAATACCTAAACTTTTCACGCTTTCACGCTCACCAAGTAAAGCCTTAGTTAACGCAGCACTTGCGCCCTCTGCTCCACCACTAAAGTTAGTAAACGAAGCTAAATCAACCGCTAACTTATTTACTTCCGTTGATAAGTCTAATGCGCTTTTTTGAGTAAAGCCAAAGCCTGTTAGTAAATCCCCTGTGTCGGATAAAAGCTTTTTACTTGCAGTTGTCGAAAGTCCATAGGAATCTCTTAACTCTTTTGATGACTTATTTGCCGATTCTGAAATATCCCTAAAAACTGTTTCAAATTTACTTGCAGTTTCTTCGGCATCACTTGCAGCTTTTATTGTTGCAGCTCCTAAAGCTAATATAGGCAAAGTAAGTGATACACTTAATCCTTTCCCTATCTGCTCCGTTTTCTTTTGAAACTTATCTAACGAGCTTGAACCATTTTTTGCGAAGTCATTTAATTTAGCTTGCGCCTTATTAAGCGAAGCCTGCATTTTGGAAATATTCGCTGTAATGTCAAATTCTAAACTCATTTGTTTTTATATTTTTTCATTTCACGAATAAATGCTTTTTTTCTGCTTTCTCTTTCTTCTTCCGTGCTTTGTGGTGTACCATCTAAAGGCATGAAGTGGTCTAACGATTTTGGCAGCTTCTTTGGGTTAAAATGCGAACCTATTAGGCTGTTGTAAGCAATTAATCTACTATGATGCCATTGCTCTTTTTGAACTCTTTTAAAACCGTGTAGTTTAAGTTGAAATTCACGCCAACTTAATTGATATGCTTCTTCTAAGTCCTTACAACCTAATTCATAAAGGCATACGCTCCAAATATCAATATCCCAGTTTATTTTTTTTTACTAGGCTTTTTTGATGCAATCTCATTTTCAAGACTTGTACCTAAAGATGAGGTCATTTCTTCTTGAAACTTCTTAACCTCTTCACCTAATATACCACCATTATCGTCGATTAAATCACAAGCCTGCTCAAAGTTTATTTTTTTGTTGCTGCTTATATTATGTGCGACCAATAATGCAATTGGTATTAAGCCAATCACATCGTTTTTCAGTTTTTGAAACAAATCTTGTAAGTTGTCTGCTTTCGCTTCCTTCTGAAATTCATTTAAAAAATATAAACCAAAACGAACTTTAACACCGAATAACTCTACTTGTTTAGCCATATTATACGAATGGGTCTACTGTTAATGGTGTGCCATCTACATCAATACTTAACGTAAATGTGCTGAATTGCTCATTTTCTTGGCTCAATACAAGGCTTGTTAAAAAACCTTTTACAAATACTTTTAAAGAATCTACATCATCTGTATTTGTATTGTATTGATAGTCTTGCACACCACCTGCTAACATAATAGCATGCAAATCTCTATAACTTTCCTTTGGGTCTCCATCTACCGAATCGTACACCTCTGCATCACCGCTCAAACTAAAGTTTTTAGTTCCTTCTGTTTTTCTGCTTTCATTTGGATTACACTTGGTTGACGATTGCTCGTTTATAGCAGTTTCTGCGCTATATTCGTTTGATGTAAAACATCCGATTGGCTTCCATGCTGGCTCAGCTTCTTCAACTGTCCATCTGTAAAGCATCCCATTTTGCCCATTAATTGGCTTAGTATCACTCATAATTACCTATTTTAAAATTAATTAATATAATTGCTCTTTTATTGTTGTCTGCTGCTATTTCAGCAGTTATATAGTTTACATTATACGTTTTATTACTTATGACAAAGTTAGGTAAATTTAAAGAATGATAAGCAGTTTCCACAAAACTTTCCATTTGTTCAAGTATTAACCCATTAACTGCGTTTGAACTTACTCCTTTCCTATCTATACATTCAATCTCAATAGCACAATCATAAGCATAACCGCATTTATTAGCTTCATCTATTGTTCTGTTTTGTTGAGTTATGATATAGCAATTATTATCTTTATTAATGCCTTGCAGATTGTTGTATACCGAATATTGACCGCTTAATGCAGTAAAAAAGAACTTTCTTATTTCGCTATCAATATTCATCTTTTCTTATTTACTATTCTAAAGGCTCTTTCTGCTACATAAGATTTTGCAACCCAAAACGCTTTTGTCATAAATAACTTTGGTCTAATTCCTTTGCTCTTTAGCCTACTTCCATACTTATAATTCAATCCTACTTTTCTAAGTTGTGGACTTGTGTTTGTTGGAACATTTATGCTAAAACCTGTGCCAAATTCTTGAAATATAGAATACGGCATTTGACTATTTAATTCATAATGTCTTTTACCTAATCTTCTAAAATTAATCCCTTGCCTTAATTGCCCTTTGTCTTTTGGTGCTTGTTGTATAGCTGTATTTCTAGCGGTCAATACTCCACTTTTTACTGCAATGTCTAATTCATTATTTATAGATTTGCTCGCTCCTGTAATTCTATTTTGCAACGCTTTTAATCCTCTTACTTTCATTCTATATCTTGAATCATTATTTCTATTTGCGTTCCCTTATAAGATTCCGACCAACTTAAAACGCTGTAAATTTTACCATCAATTACTATTCTGCTGCCTGTTTCAATTTCAACAAACCTAGCAACTATCTTTTTTTGCTTAGTAAATATACGTTGACCAGCAGAATTTAAAACAGAAAACTTTTTGTCTGATAGATATACATAAATGTCGCAAACATCTTCAAAAGTAGTGTCAAACCCACCGTACATATTAGGCGTATTAATAGCCTTTTGTATTGTTGCTAATCTATTTAACTGTTTTGCATTAACTATATCCAAAATCTTTTATATTGATGAATCACATTAGCTGTAAAACTATTCATTGTGAAATACTCGTTGTTCTCTTCCGCATAATACATACCCTCAATCATTTTAAACAAGGCTTGTCGAATATCCTCTGGCACTTCTTCCCTATCTGTATAACCTAAAGTTAGCGTTACATCTTCATTAGGAATGAAATACAACGAACAAATATTTACATTGCTTTCATCAGATATAGGAAAGTCATAGTAACGTACATCTTTCTTGTAATTAACGTTTTCTTTAGTCGCTAAAAAATGCCTTGTTTTTTGTTCAAACGAAATACAGGAACTTTGAATATATCTTATAATTTGATTATCAAAATTAGTGTCTGATATTCTTAGATATTTCTTAGCTTCTTCAATCGTTATGATGTCAAGGTAGGTAATCATTTATTTTTTTATAGTCTTTTTAGCCTTTTTTTCTTGTGTGCTTTTTGTTGGTTTTTTTTCCGTTTCAACTTCAATTGCTAAACCTCGTTTGATTGCGCTTTCTGCTCTTTCATTACTTAGCTCATGCACGCTGTTTATTAAGAAATCTTCGTTTCTGTTTTGAGCGTTTCTTGCCTTTTTTACAAATTTAACTTTCATCTTTATACATTTTAAAATTAATATTGTTGTCTAGGTAAGCGCAAACCTACCTAGACTATTGGTATTATACTGCTGAGTCTAACAAAGCCTTAGCTGCTTCAAAAGTTCCCTTAACAAGCAATGCTGTATCGTTAGCACTTACAAATTGTCCTAATCTAGTTTCAACTAAAATAGTCATTTTGTTGTTTATCATGTCGTCTCCTGAACGATTCATTTCAGTTCTTACATCTTGTCTAATTCTTACGTTTACTACGCTTAAATCACCTCCTACAAAGTCGATATCTTCACCAATCAATGCAGTTGTAGGAATCAAACGAACTCCAGAAACTTGTGTACCATCTGCGGTTCTGAATGGAGGCATAATATACTGCCCATCCGTTGCTTTAGATACTTCCATTTCAGCTAATTTAGCTGGCGTTAAGAAAATAGCACTTGCATTTCCATGTGCTTCAAACACCTGTAAAGCAATACCCTTAACTACATCATAATTGTTTGGGTCTTGAACTGAATCAGCCAATGAACCACCTGTGAAAGCAGTCGCATAAGTGTTTATACCTGTGATACTGTTTGAAGTACCATCAGCCATAAACAAGTCTTTTTCAACTTTCAAATTCAAACGCTTAATAACGTTGTTTTGAACCGCTGCAACTAATTGCGGTGCATCATCAATCATTTCAGTAGATACCTTAGTAAATGCAGGATATTTCTTCATTTCTTGGTCTTTCTCCACATAAATTACAGAAATATTTGGCTTGGTTGCCATTTCAGCAACTGGAATAACTGCACCTTGTTCGTCGGTTTCTTCTACCCACATAATCTTTGTGCCAGTCGTAATTGCTACGCTTACATTTTGTAAGTAAGTCAAGACACGACTTCTGATTGTTGAAATAATGCCAGTATTTTGAGTAACCTCAACTTGACTGTCTGAACCACTTGAAAAAATGGTATTCGATAAACCAACATCAACAGGAACTTTTGTAATCATTGTTACTTGACCTTGTCCTGTTTTCATTTTGTGCAAGCCTTCTTTTTGCTCGTTTAGCATATTCAAAATAGACTTCTTGTAACTCACATTTTCAGAAGGTACAATTTCCTTTTTCTTTTCTGCTAATTTATTGATGCGATTACGTTCTACAAGTAAATCAGCTTCAATGTTAGAAATTAAACCTTTAAAGGTTTCTATTTCATTTTCTTTTTTGAAAGATTTTAAAGAGCTAGCAATATCTTCAACACTTGCTTTATCTTTAATTTGGCTTTCTAAACCGCCTAAATATTCTCGTTGAATATCTGCTTGTTTTTCTATTTCTAAAGCCTTAAACTGCTCTAGTGTTAGATTTTTACTTTCTAAAAATTTTTTAAACATTTTTTTTGTTTTTAACTGTTATACAAATAATAATATACCTTTAGAAGTGTTTAAAACGGCTTCATTTTGAGTGTCTTTCAACGGCTCAAACTTCAATAAGGTTTTTAATTGTTTAATATGTTCTTGTATTTTAATACCATATTCATCAGAAATATTCATAGTTCTACATTTCAACTCTAATAAGGTAATCAATTCTTTTACATCTGTTTTTGATTTGATGCTATGCAAAGGAGTGTTTTCAACTGCTCCAAATAAAACAGTACTATACTCTAATTGGTTTATTTCAGAAAAATCCAAACCGCCTTTTTCATTTTCTGTATATTTTCCTTTTACTGGCATAAAACCATGACTATGTTGCAAGCTTCTACCATGTGCCAAACTAAATTTATAATCTGCAAGTAAGTCTTTTCCGACTTGCTTATCTAAGTTGATTTGGCTTTCTATGATTCCTGTTAGTGGGTCTTTTTTTACTGGCAAACCTACATAAGTGCCTATTCCCATTGTGTGGTCTACAAGGTGAACTTGCTTCCCTTCGTTCCAAGTCTTAGTTAAAGCACCTTTTAATACTCGGTCATTGTCGCTATCGTATTTGTCGAATTGAGTTGTCTGAATAACAACTATTCCTTTTTCATTTACATCTGCAACGTCTGCGTTTAAATTCTTTGTTATCTTGCTCATAATACGCAAATATAGTTATTTAATTGTTACTATTTTTTGGTAGATATTGAATTACACAACGGCAGTTAATTACTTCGCTTGCTGGTGCGCCTTCTTCATGTGGTATTTTTAATCCATTTGCAAACGTTTCATCCTTGCCAACTACTTGACCGTTTATATTTCTATGACTTGCCCTTTCCCTTCCATCTAATCCACTTACCCAACGTTTATCTACATCAATACCTAATTCATCAACTGCTAATTCGTTAGCTCTATTCATTGCTGCACCTACTTCTGTCCTTGCAATACGTTCAGCTTGCCATCTATAAAATGCATTTGAATTAACTACTGTTTCAATTGCTTTTGAAAGTGTTACTATGTCCTCTCCTTCTGTTATTGCGTTATTTACTTCCCTTGCAACTTCTTCAACAATAGTACCCCTAATGCTTACTATTTCGCTCAATAATTGTGTGGCGTAAATGGTTCTTACAAATCTTGCCCAACTACGACTGAATACAGGATTAAACCGCTTTTGGTTTAATTGTGCTGAATAACCATTGTACATTGTGTTTCCGAATTTAATACCGTTTTTTTCGTATCGTTCAATCATTGCTTTCCTTAAATTGTCAACTGAAAGCAAATTTAATTCTCCAATGTTTTTAGGGTTTAACTCTTTTACATCTTTCCTAATTGCACGCCTAAAAGCAACAGCACTTAATTTGCTATTTGCTTCAAATTGTTTTTGATATAATTTTCTAAGCGTTGTTTGGTTCATTTCCTAAGTTTTCTATGTCCAACCCCCTTGCCTCTAATTCATCTAAGGTCATTTTGCCAATAGGTATAAGTATCTTGTCGCTTACATCGTTATCTAAAGGCTCGTAATTTAAAAGCTCCCTAAATTCATTTGTTGTTATAGGTGACTTGTTTGCCCATTCAACAATTTGATTAATGTCATCTTGAAGCTCTGGCATTTCAGTAACATCAAAAATAAACTTAGTGTTTTCATAGCCTTTAAAGGTTTTAAAATCTTCGTTTAGTTCTTCTTCAAGCAACTCCATTTGTGGCATGATGGTATCTAGTAAAACGCTTTTACGTGCTTCTGCATTTTCATTTGAACCTCCTAAACTACTTTTACCATCATTGTTTAATAGTTCATCACGCCAACCCAATACGTTACAAATCGTTTTTCTGTCAAAGTTTAAACTATCCCAAGGCTGCATATCTTTATTTGACAATGCTACTCTCTGAAAACCTATTTCAGTACTCATTCCCGAAATACGTGCCATCTTATCTTTAGATGCATCCATTTCTTTAATTCTTTGTGTGAATTGTTCAGCCTGATTGGGGTCTAATGTTTCACCCTTAGCGAAGATAAACCCAAACGCTCCACTACTTTTAAACATTTTGTATAGATGTTCATTTGCTTGTATAACGTTTTCTACATTGTAATATGCTGCTTTCAATGGACTAAATCCGTATAAGTTTTCACCATTTAATCCAAACTCTGGATTTGGCAGCTTAACGTGTATTACTTCATCTGCTGCAAAAGGAATATTTTCACCTGTTTTGAAAATTAGGTCGTAACCTAAAATCGGACTTTCTTGCTCTAATTGTGCTGTTTTATTCTTAACATAAATCTGCATATAATGACTAGGCAAAACGTAGTAACCGACTATCTCTTCTAATTCATTTTTTTGCCTATAAATAAAGCAATCTCCTGTTGTGTTTAAATAAGTTGCAAATAATTGCATAAAGTGTTTCCATTTATACAATGAATTAGGCTGTGCTAATGGTAATGGTAAATATTCATCATTAAATGCTTTTGCCTTATATTTTAAACTTTTTTTGGTTATAAATTGTCTAGTAGAGTAATAGTTTTTTAAACTGCTTTCATCTTGTATTTTCTTAATAAAAAAAGGTATTGAAGCTGATTTATTTGCCATTTGTGCTATAATCGCATAGACATCTGGATTCTTTGCAAATGCTGTTTCAATTGCCCACGTTTTTGTAAAGTCATAAGGTATAGGAATATTTCCTACTTGCAGTAATGTGTTGGCATAATATTTATTTAAACCAAAACCAAACTTGTCTACTATATTACTTATCCAACTCATAATTTTACATATTTACAAAAAATATTTCTTTTTTCTTCTTAATCATTGGTTCAAGCGCATAGCGTATATCGTCAATATGATGGTTATGTGAATCCTCAATATTTGTAGTAACTTCACCACTTCGTTTATCAACTTTATAAGAATACAAACCAAATTCTTTAATCGTTTCCTTGCAGTCTGGGTGAATGATTATTTTATGATACGTTTTCATGTGTTCCACTCCATCTTCAACACTTCCAGACCACTTCTTGCAACCTTTCAACAAAGGTAATCCCATTCTTTTCACGTATGATATACTTTCGGGTCTTGCGTTATCTGCCCTTGTTATATATTTGTCAAAGTTAGGTATTTTTTTTAATATAAAATTTGCAGTATCATCTAGTTCTAAACCTACTTGATTTGCTTCATGCCTTATGTAAAGGTTTTCATCATCTATAAATATCACGTTTGCAGTAGTAGGGTCATTTGAAAAACCCCAGTCTAAGCCTTGTAGTCGTGTCCAGTCTGTTTGTGGCTCAAAATAGTTTACTTCATATTTGTTTTTAAAGATTAAAGCTTCTGATTTAGTGTTGTATTGCCCTTCCCATACGTGGCTATAATCTTCGGGTGTCATTCTTAACCTATCATTTTCACGCTCTTTTTTTAGTGTTTCAGTTAGAAATGGATTGTTTTCTGAATTGATATGGACCAAAACCATGTCATCAGTTAGATTTGAGAAAAACGCATCTACTGGGTCTGTTGACTTGTCGGGATTCCAGCTGAACCAAATCTCTGACCCTTCATCTCTTATTGTTGGTTTTAACAATTGTAATGAGCGTTTAGATAGGCTTTGCGCTTCTTCAACCCATGCAATATTGAAGCCTTCTAATGATTTAATACTATCTGCTGTATGGTCTTGCATACCCTGAAAAATCATTATTCCATCACCTTCTTTTGCTCTTATTTCATTTTGTGTAATATCAAAATAATCTTGAAGTTTATATTTTGATATTTTTTCTTCGATTAATTTCTTTGCTGAAAACTTTAAAGACTTTTGAACTTCTCTGATACATACTATTGAAACATCTGGGTTTAAAATCATTGCTTCAACTGCCATTTCACCAAAGAAGTGCGATTTTCCCGAACCTCTTCCACCTTTTGC